AACTAACATCACAATTCTTGATGGTGGTAACGGTAACTATGCTCCACAAGCTCTTGAAGTTTGGGAATGCTATGGTTGCTTCTTGAAAGTAGTAAACTATAACAACTTGAACTATGCTGAAAGTCAGGCTGTAACAATACAGTTGCAAATACGTTATGACAATGCATTGAACTCACCACTTGATAGTGGCGTAGGTGCATCAGTAGGTAGAGCAACAACTACAGGTCTAACTTCAGGTACTGGTCAGACTGTTCAGAGATTTGGTTAATTAGAATAATCAAATGGGATGGTTTAGCGACGAGTGGAAGAATTTCGTAGGATCAATATTCGGTAACGACTATTTACGAGATTACGCACACGCCGCTAAAACCTTCCAAACCAACGGGTATCAAAACGCTCCTAAATATAAGTTTTTATTCCACGTTTATTTTGATATCAATCAAGAAACAGGAATAAACTATATTCCAGAATATTCACTTTTAGTAAAAGAAATCAAACTTCCTAGTTATAAGTTTGATGTCAAAGAATATAATCAATATAATCGTAAACGTTTAGTACAAACAGCAATCAACTACGATCCTATTAGCATTACTTTTCACGATGATAATGCTAACTCAATCAATGAATTATGGTATGCATATTATACTTACTACTATGCTGATGCATTAAAGGTAGGTAGCCCACTATACAACGCTGGTCGTGGTGCAGTAGGTAACTTACGTGCAGGTGGTTTCGGTCGTGGCGATAACAACGCTGAACAAGAATATAGAAATATATACGATGGTAATTTACCAGCCGGATCGAATGATTGGGGTTACATAGGTGAGACAGGTGTTCCCAATGTACCTGATCCACAAAAATTACCTTTCTTCAATAACATTACGATCTTTGGTTTTGAACAACATAACTTTATTGCTTACACTTTGATTAATCCAATCATAACTGAATTTGCGCATGATACTTACAGTTATGATGAATCAAATACTACAATGAAGAATACTATGACCATCAAGTATGAAACAGTACTTTATAATAAAGGTTATATTGATGGTACAAGTCCTGATGAAATCGCTACAGGTTTTGCAACTAGAGAATGGTATGATAGACAATTGAGTCCATTATTGAAACCAGGTACTAATAGTTCTGTACTAGGTAGAGGTGGATTATTAGATGGTTTAGGTGGCGTGTTAGGTAACATGGGTAATGATCCAATCGGATCATTAATACGCGGTGGATTACTATACAATACATTTAAAGATGTAAATCTGAAAGATTTGTTAAGACGCGAAATTGAATATGATATTATTACTAATAGCCGTCAAAATCCTAACCCAACCAGAAACACAAGATTTAATTTCCCTGTATACGGCGGTCAAACACCTGGCTATTACAATGGTGCAGGTAATCCAACAACAGCATATACTGAATTGCAACCTGTAGATGATGTAGGTGGTGCAGTTACAACCGCTGGTGTTCAAGTACCCTCTGGAATAGCTGGTCCAAATAAAAATCAAGTAGGTCCTGTCACTACTAGAGGACCAATATAAATAGTTCTATGCCAACTATAATCGATAATAGAAAAGAAACACTAGATCAAACTGTTAGAATATTTGATGCATTTTATAATGCAGAACTCAACATTCCTTCAAATGAATGGGATGTAGTTTATGGATATTTTAAAACTATTTGTGAAACTGATAAAATTGCAGGCAACTTAGCTTCATCATTATTTCGTGTAACACAATTATCAGGCGTCCCTGCAATTGATTTATTACAGATCATTCAGGGTAAAGCACAAGATAAATTACAGTTAAACAGTATAATGTGTTATTATCTAAACAGTGTAAGATCAAAAACAGCATTGTATGGTGTTGCAACTATACCAATGCCCAATGAACCTGTAGCAAGAAACGTAGTACAATGACATGGCTAACTATGCTCAGGGTATCTTTACTCCCAAAAACCCACAGAAATATGTAGGCAACCACAAGCCTAGATATCGTTCAGGTTGGGAGTTAACCTTTATGATGTTCTGTGATAATAATGAAAACATCATAAGTTGGGCTAGCGAAGCAATTAGCATACCCTACAGAAATCCATTAACAGGCAAACAAACCATATATGTTCCTGACTTTTTTGTGTTATACGAAGATAAGTTTAAAAAACAAAGAGCAGAGATAATCGAAATTAAACCTAAAAAGCAAAGTTTAATTGAAAACAAAGTTACATCTATTAAAGATAAAGCAGCAGTGGCAGTCAATCATGCAAAATGGCAAGCTGCTATGGCTTACTGTAAGAAAGCAGGATTAACTTTCAGAGTTATCACCGAGGACGACATTTTCTATAAAGGTCGTTCATCCAAATAAATACCGTATGACGAAAAAATTGGAAGAACTATTCGAACTTTCTAGCTCTGATAATAATGAATTGACACAACCACTTCCTGAACAAACGCAAGAAGTCACAAAAGAAGCACTAGACAATTTAGAAAAGATAGAAAATGCTTTACCTCAAGTACGTGGGTTAGAAATAGCTGACGTAGAAATGGATGAATTAGCGGGTCTAGCACAGTCAAGTTATAAAGATTTGATGGATTTGGGTATGCAAGTTGACAGTCGTTATAGTAGCGAAATATTCAATGTCGCAGGTACTATGCTTGGACATGCTATAACTGCCAAAACTGCAAAAGTCAATAAAAAGCTAAAAATGATCGAACTACAGCTTAAAAAAGCCGCACTTGATCAAAAAGAAGCTACTAAAGAAAAGCAGATAGAAGCTACACCACTCGGCGAAGGCAAGGTGTTAGATCGTAATGAACTGCTTAAGGTATTGACGAACAAAAACAATTAAGAAAGATAAATATTAGATACGGGAAGTTAGATATGAAAAGTTTTAAACATTACATTGCTGAAAGCGTTCATCTATATGATGTAACTATTAAAATTGCAGGCGAAATAGACAAGAACTTTATAGATATGTTTATATACAATCTAAACAAGTTCAGCCCTGCTGAGAAAATAGTTCCTAAATCATTACCTATACAGAAAGATCCATATGGATTTCCTGGCATACACAACGAACCTGTAACTATATTAAAATGCAAGTTCCGTTATCCATGTACTGAACCAATGGTACAACAAATGGCTCAATTATTGGGCTATAACGTTAACATGGTAAGACTAGTAAATTCAGCATACGATGACGGTATCAATACAGAACAAGAACAATATGCTAACCAAATGGAACATAGTCCAGTATTAACTCACGCTGAATTAGAAGATGGCGGTGATGCTGCTAAAAAAGCAAGCAAGGATTATGGCAATTCATATCTAGATAGCATTAAAGATCAAAGTAAAGATGGATTCAAAGGTAAAGATATACCTTACGATGCAAAACGCACTCCAGATGCATTTGATCCATTCAAGCCATACTTAGACGATAAAAAGATGGGAGATAAAAGTCCCATGACTAATATCAAGCGCCCAGCAAAGCCTAAAACAGGCGCTAGCGCATAATAGAGGAATATATCAATGGATTTCAAGAAATTTTTAACAATGATGGCAGAAGCAGAATCAACTGCTGAAAAAGACGACAAAGCCGAAAAAGCTGGCAAGAAAGTTGCCAAGGATATCGAATACGATGAAGGTCATAAGGGCAAAGATGACGAGAAGGCTGAAAAGGCAGGCGAGAAAGTTGCCAAAGATATCGAATATGATGACAAGAAAGATAAGAAGTCATTAAAAGATTGGTTTGAAATCATTGACAAAAACATGATTGCAGAAGCAGAACAAATTACTATTCAACCTGCTAAACAAAACACACAAGTAATTAAGCAAGGAACTAAGACACTAGGTACAGTTTCGAATCCACAATTGGCAGCACAAATCAAACAGTCAATTGGCAAGGGTGAAATGTCATTAGCAGGTCATGAAATCAAAGAAGAAGAACTTGATGAAAAATGGGCAGGTGATGCTAAGGTTGATCCAACAGGTCAATACAAAGATAAAAGTGTAGCAGAACTAAAATCAATGTTAGCAAAATTGAAAAAATCTAGCCCACATGATAAAGACAGTCCTGCTGCTAAGAAAATGCGCCAAATCAATTTTGCATTACGCGCTAAAGGCGGTTGGAAAAAAGGCGAAGGCGCTGCTATGAAAGAAGAAGAATTAGCAGAGAAGGCAAAAAATCCATATGCTATTGGCATGGCACAAGCAATGAAATCATCTGGTGATAAACCACCATTGAAGAAGTCAACTATTGTAAAGGCTCATGACATTGCTAAGTCAATCAAAAAGAAAACTGATGAAGCTGAACTACCAAGTTCAGGTCCTGACTATGGTGCAGGTCTTGGCGCAGGTCGCAATGACAAAGTATTAGAGGCAAAACCTGATTTCTTAGACCTAGACAAAGATGGTAATAAGAAAGAATCAATGAAGAAGGCAGCAGCCGACAAAAAGAAAAAGAAGGTAAATGAATCTATGAGCAATCTATTAAAAGCAGCATATAGCGAAGGCTATGTACACGGTCTACGTGAGCAACCATGCCGCGTAAAACACTACGAAGATATGGAAGAAGCAAAGCATTACTTTGAAGGTTACAAGTGTGGCCTAGAAGAATGCTATGGACTTGTTCCAGGACGTGGTTATGTTGATGAAGAAACATCACAAGATGTAGTAGACGACATGGCAAGTTTTGGCGCTGTCGATGAAAATACAAATCAAATGGCAGCAGTACCAGTTCAAAAGCCACAAGCACAACAGGTAAATACTTCAGCAACTAATCCTGCTCCGCAAGCAAATGTACCTGTGAAGCCAGTTGCTACTGCTATGCCGCAACAACCACAAATGAATGTAGGTGGCGTTGCTGCAACTAAACAAGATGGCTCATCAAACATGGGCGCTGTAATGCAAAGCCGTGCAAACTTAAGCAATATCGGTCAGCAAGCAGCACAACAAATGCAAGAAGATGATTTAGATGAAATGGACAAAGGTGATTGGTTGAAGCACAAAGCAAAAACTACACCAGGTGACACATTTAAAGCATTTGGTCAAACATTCAAAGATAAAGATGTTTCAGAAACATACGCA